ACCTATACATCTGCAAGTCATAGCGATAAAGAGCACAGGTTCCGTGCTTTGTTTCCACTAGAAACTGATTTGGAATCAGCATCACAACACCGTGGTGCTTACTGGTTGATTGTCAATCGTTTGCTAGCAGACCTTGGACTTGAATCGCTTAAAGATAACTGCGGGCAAAAGCCTGAGCGCCTTTGGTATGGCAGTTCAAATACTACTAGCCGTGTTAATGATGGCGCGATGGTTCCCGCCTTCTTGTTATCTGATATTGACTACGAAGAGCCTGCGGACTTCATACGTACTGATTGTGAAGACATTGATGTACGACGCTGTCAGTGGCTCCTACGTGAGTTTCTGGAGCCTACTAACGACGATGAGTACGAGTCTTACTACGTGCCCGTCATGGCTGCCTGCGCTGGCGTAGGTGGTGTCTTATTTGATGACTGGGTTGACTGGGTTATCCGTGGTCACCATGGTCACAAAGAAGAAAACATTAGACCTTTTAAATGGAAAGGTCTCGGTAAGTATGCTGGTCATACTAAACTGTATTCGCTTGCAAAGAAGCAAGATGCTAATTGGACTAGACACCTACCACCTGAACTTAAGTTTGGTGCTGTAGGTGGCGCTGTTGGTTATACAGAAACAGATCCACTTATTAGTTTTGATGATGTCATTTCCCATGCTAAAGGAGAAAACCATATGGAGTTTGAACCAGAACCGTTACCTGACTCGAAAGAGGTCAAGAAACGGGGCCGTCCAAAGAAGAGTAGTGAAGATGCTGCTAAGGAGCGTGAAGCTGATGTAGAGAAAGTAAGAACTATTCTCACTGACTTACGTAAGAATGAGCTGACTAATGCTATTGAGTACACTGATACTCAAGGTAAAACGATTGCACTTCAAGGCAATGACCTTGACTTGATGACTACCAAGATGGCATGCGAGTACGGGATATTTATTCCTGAGCCACGCATCAAATCTGCTATTCAATATGCAGCGCAGAAGAATAGCTACTGTCCTATCCGTCGTTACCTTGACCACTGTGCAGCTCACGCTAAGCCTCACAAAGATTGGGACAAGGTTGGTGAAATCTTCTTAGGTAACAAGCACAGCATTGCTACTCTCGCCATGCAACGCATGATGATTGGTGCTGTTGCTCGTGCTTATAACCCTGGCTGTTCTATGTCATGGCTCCCCATTCTTGTGGGTGCTCAAGGTGTAGGTAAGTCTATGTTCTCTCGCAACCTAGTCCCTGACTTGTTGTTTGCTGAGATTACTACTCCACTAGATACTCTTATCAAAGAACAGTACAGACTGCACGTTGCATGGTTGCTAGAGCTTCCTGAGATTGATAACTACTTCAACATCAGGAACATTGAAAACTTTAAGAACCTTGTGACTAGCAGAGTAGATGAAGTGCGTTATCCATACGCATCACTGCCATCTAAGTTGCCACGTCGCTTCGTGATGATTGGTACTACCAATCGCAACCAGTTTCTTGTAGACAGTACAGGCAACAGACGTTTCGTACCACTAGAGATTGGCGGTGGCTTTCAGATTCCTTGGAAGCAACTAGCTGAAGAGCGTGACAGTCTATGGGCTTCTGCTGTAGCTGCATACCGTGGAGGTGAAGGCTACGAGTTCAACAGTGGTGAGATTGCTGCTATCTCTGAATACATCCAAGAGTTTGGTGACCCTGACCCATGGATGGATAAGGTTGCTAGTTACGTAGCAATCCGTGAAGAAGTTACAGCTGCTGATGTACTTACACATGCACTAGAGCTTGACCCTCGCAACCAAGGGAGGCGTGAAGCAAGACGTATTGCTGATGTGCTGCAGACAATGGGATGGCGACGTCTAGTCACTTCCCGTAAAGACCCAGTCACTGGCAAGTCTAAGTCTGTACGTGTATGGCAACGTCCTAAAGATGATCCTCTATCTGAAGATCATATCCTCAACGATTTTTAATATGTACTGGACATTCATTAACTATGACGATGGTGACAAAGTCACTGTCGAAGCAGATGGATTTGACGAAGCATGTAACTATATGTTCTGTGATGATGTTTATGATTATCACAAATATGACTTACTTGAATCGTCAGATACTGAACCATAGCCCACTTTAATTATTCATTTTCACTACACTTAACTACAAAGGTATAAATATAATGCAATCAACTGACATCAAAATTGGCTTGCGTGTTGACGTAGAAGGTAGAACAGCACTAGTTGTTGGTCGCCCTGAGTACTACACACCTCGTGCCAAGCTTGTTCGTATCAAGTATGAGAATAGTACTCGTTATGAATACAAACTTAATCACCAAATGGAAGCACTGCCTACTGAAGAACAGTATCCAACTCACGGTGGTGCACATGTAAAACCTGAAGGAGATTTCTAATGGCTCAAGCTCAACCCTCAAAGAAGCGTGGTGGTCACGCATACGGTAGACGTATCTTGCAACTCTCTAACACTGCTGAAGAAGGTGAGCTTTGTCTATATACAGGTCACTCGCTAGGTAGATTCTCTACTCACAGCATGCGGTATGACAGTCACCAAGCGTGTACTCGTTGTGTTGCTTCTGCACGTGAAGGTCGTATGTCATTTGACATTGACCGTCTGCTTAAGAAGCACAGAAAACGTGCACTTAAGTTCTGGTCTCAAGTCGATATGGGTGCACCTGATGACTGCTGGGATTGGAACGGTTGCATCAACAAACGTACCAAGCAGCCACAGTTTTCTTGGCGACGACATGGCATCGCTAGTTCGACTCAACATCATCCACAACGCGTTGCTATGTGGTTCACTTGGGGAGATTTAGGCTATACAGGAGTCAAAACTACTTGCGGCAATAAGTATTGCTGTAATCCTTTTCACCTCATCCCACAGAACGTTGGTGTCTTTGTAGATCATGACAGCTATCTTGAAAGCTTTGAGATTGCTTGTGAACTTCACACACTCAAGCAACAGATTGCTGAGTATGTACTAGAAGAAGCACTCAAAGAACAAGAGAAGTTAGATGCTACTGACGAGTTAAATGCTCGTGAAGACTTGATGCTTAATCCTGATACAGGGTTTGGCGAACGCTTCCAAGCTGTAGTTACTGACATGCTTGCAGGTAGGCATGTCGCACAAATGAATTCTGATCAAGAAGGTTTACATCGTGCTCCAACGGATAATGATGAAAACCCCACGGAAGAATTTTAATTTACTTAACATCAAACAAGAGTCATTGAATTATGTCTAGACGAACTGACCTACTACAAAGTCTTCTCCAATCTGAAAAGTTTGGTGATGAGAAATCACAAGAGCAAAAGTTTCTTGCAGCTACTGCAGAGCTTATCTTGACTGACCTCATTAACATTGCAATCAAAGGTGTAGAAGCACAAGGTGCAGGCTCGTTGGTTATCAATCTCATGAACGACTCCACGACATTTATGTCTGGGAGTTCTATTGAATCTGATATTCATACTGCTGAGCGAGAAGAGGATGCTGACATCCTTGAGTTCTTGCGTGGACTGATGGAAGAAATCGACACTAATGACTGGTCAACAAATGTATTAATTACCTTGATTAGTGATGCTGGAACAAGAACATTTGCTGTCGAAGCAGGAGGGAGCCAAGAAAGCTTCAGCGCGATCGCAGCAGAATTTATCTGACAAACTTAAAGCTTCTGGTTTAAAGTTACCTCTCTATCCAACACCGCAGCTTATTGAGCGTGCGCGTGAAGTGATGGGGAGTATTGACTATGACCCAACGTCTGACCCTGTGCAGCAAGTGCTAGTAGATGCTACGTCTGTTCCATCGTTAGAAAGTAATCCGCTCAAAGAGCACTGGCATGGCAACGTATGGGTTGCACCTAAAGGTGCTGTACGTAACTCACGTATCTGGTTAAACAAAACTATTAATGAGTACCGTAATGGTTACATCAATAGCTTTGTATTCTTTACCAGTGCATCTGAAATTGTAAGAGCAACACCAGTCATCTGGGACTACCCAGTCTGCATTCCATTCCGTAGGGTTAAGCAGCTACGAGCTACCTCTACTGGATTTGAACCTGTGTGTCCATCCACTTGGAATGTGCTTGTCTATGGTCCTCCACTAGATGCCATGATGAATGACATTGACAAAGTCACATTGTTCTATAACAACTTCCGTGACATCGGTCGTGTTATCTACAATGAATATGCAGGTGACAGCTGGGCTAAAGACCTGGAATACTTTGAAGAAAACAAGGGGAACATCTAATGACTAAGCACATTACCCCTAACTACATGTATAACTTTCCTTCAGGCTTAGTTGTACATCCTTGTCGTCTTATCCAGCGAGACGGTACTTTGATGTGGAAGCATGCTCTGCTTCATCATGGTGAACTAAACTTACCTACTACAGAAGCACATGAGCAACACATAATAAAAACTGCTCAGCGCCTTGAGGAACTGAACAGTTGGGTGTCACGTGACCTTGAACCATGGAATGGTATTGAAGTCATCGCTTGGTATGCTCCTAATGTAGAAGAGCTCTCTGAAGGTATTGGTGTTTATTTTAAGCACGCTCAATATAAAACTAATGAAATATTTGATACCTTGTCATCACATATTCAAAGTCATGAGACCTTGAACTCTAACGATAGATACTTATATTTTAAGCGCTGTTGATTGCGCCCTAGCGGGCGCTTTATAACTATAGCGAATCTATTAGGCGGTTCAAATACCAACGCGCTTTCTCTAAGTCTTGCTTTGAGTTATCCTTTAACCAAACACGCAAGAGATACTTAAGTGCTTGTGCTTGCAGCATTCCAGACTTCACGTCAGGTGCATCTTGAATTGCCTCTTCAATAATGTCAATAGCTTCTTGACTGCCACGTGTGTAATGAGCAGGGCTATTCACACCGTCTGCATCGCGAAGGTTTAACCATGCATCATTCTTTGCATGCTTGCCTTCTAGATTACTGAAGCTAATGACATCCTTACCTGCCCAATGGAATGGCACCTTCTGTGCAGCATGAATACGCTCCCAATCATCGTACTCTTCCAGGTCTTTCTTAAACTTCTCGTAGTCCATATGTAGTCACAACTATATGTTTCACTACCTAATATAGGAATGAAAGTACTATTTTGTGGATATGTCACTACCTTTAGGAGACCCGACTTACATCAAGAATAAAGAGAAATACTTTATGTCAATTGCCAAAACTGTAGGTCTTGCATCAACGCATCCTAAGTCTCCTGGCGGTTGCATACTTGTACGTGACCGTGAGATTATTGGTGACGGACGCTCTATACTTACAGCGTCGAAGTGTGAAATTGATTGCCTGACATATGCCATTGCTACATGTTCCAAACGAGGCACACCAACTGCTGGTGCTGTCGTTTATACAACGCGTTACCCATTCTCTGCTTCAGTCTTTCAGTGCTACCTCATGGGTATCAAAAAGATTGTAGTGCTCGCACATGAATGGGAACCATATTACAAAGATGAATTCCGCCGGGCTGCACGCCTTGGACGAGAACTAAGCATTGCCGTTGAACCATTGTTTGACGATGAAGACCCACGCTTTGGGATTAACAAAGCACCGAAACGAAAA